CTTCTGTGTCTTTCAGTTCTTCTTTTGGCTTCTGCTCCGGTATGTACTCAATCGGAGAATTATGCCGGTAATGTGTATGATCAAAACACCGGGGATGCCCTGCCATCGTGTAAGCATCTTTCTTCCCGCATTCCGTACACAGATGAAGTTTTCTATACAGGTCTCGCCGCTCTTTCATATATTGTCGATGATATGCTCGTCTGTCTTCTATGTTCTTGTATGCCATATTCTCCCCCTTTCAATAAGAGGAACAGGTCAGTCATCCGGCAGCACAACATCTGCATCCTGCCACTTTGCCGCAATGCTCTCAGCGGAAGCCCTCTCGCCCAGCGGGTCAACCGTAGCCTCTTCTTTACCGTCACTCTCTTTCATTTGGTCATAACTCTTCTGCCACCAGATGGTCAGTATCGGATTGACCATCCCTTCTACACCGCCCTGTTCATGGATGGACGCAAAGAACATCGTAATGTCTTCTGCAAACTGTTTGTGAGCGGGAGTTCCCGATCGACCAGCTTTCCAGTTGCAGACATCTGCTTTGGTCAGCCCTACGGCAAAATACGCACTCATGTTATTCGGCATGATATTCCGTTCTGCACAGTATTGCAGATACGCCACAAACCGATTGTACAGTTCCTGCACGTTCTGCTTGTCCCCGCATGACTGCCGCATCCGCAACAGATCGAGATGGTAGTTGATGAACGTGTTTACCTTATCGTCCCCCATGCGACCGACCAGGTTCTCGATGACCGTTTCGTTCTTCGAGATGACATACTTCGTGTCTGGTATGACAATCCCCGTTGCCTTTTGGTTGAAAGGTTTATCCCTCTTTTTCTTCTGTTCTGCAACCCACTCAGGATGCCGATGCTCATAGATCGTCTTCTTGATCACGTTCTCCGTACTACCCAGCTTTGCCGCAATCTCCCGGTACTTGTAACCTTCATTGCGGAGGACTTCTATTTTGTCATATGTGACTTTAGGAATTTGAATCACCTTCTTCCCAATCTCGGATTGCAAGATAGGCAGAGCCAAAGCGGTATTGCGGTATATGCCCATCTTCGCAATAAATCCACCAGTCTAAACTACGATGCCCTAACCGAACACACTTATCACAAATGGGGCATCTTTTCTGTATTGTCTGTTCATACCTTTTGTTTACTCTCCCCATGTGAATCACCTTCTTTCTGTTGGCTTCATAATTTCATACCAGCCGATGTAATGCTCCATCAGTTTCTCACAATCCACTTTATCCTCTGGGTGCGCTCGGAACCATTCATAGCAATATGCCAGACCGCAATATAGATTGTTCTCGGCCCATGTCAGGTCTTCCGGCGGCTGGTTGTTGTAGGCAAACATCTTCATCTGGTTGATGGAGTATTCGCCATTCTCATTTCTACCCATGCCGCCGACCTCAGAACGGAAGATCCAGAGGATCAGAAACCTTTGACGGGGCTTTAAGTTCTTTCAAACCAAGCTGCCATCCATACAGTCTTTCTGCCTGTTCTTCTTCGCTTATTCCGGTCACCCGTCTGGTATCACGATCATAGTTTACTTTCACAGCATTATCATTTGTCGTTTTCAGTTCCCCAAGCAATCTATTCTTGGTAACTTTAATCAGACTGCTGCACCCGTACTTATCTGGATCGCATCGAGAATACTTGAGGATAATGTCAGCCTTGTTGGTAATGTCACTCGACCCGGCAACCAGATCATTATCATCCTGTACACCGTCCACGCCACCCTTCTTTGGATGGGCAACCAGAATGATGACCACGCTATACTTCATGGCAATAGCTTTCAGTTTCCCGACAAAATTGCTCTGAGCCAGATAGAGATTGTTCTGTTCTCTCACAGTCTCCATTGCCGTCATAAGGTTGTCGATGCAGATCATCTGGACATTGTACTTCTGGATAACCTTCTCGACTGTTTCCGGCAGTGTCTCGAACTCATCATTGTCCGTCAGGAAGTTGTTGTCATAGATGTACGCACGGCCTCGATACCAGTCGTTTATAAGGGCTTTGACATCTTTCTCAAGATAATACCCTTCCTCATCAAACTCGTCCTTGTAGGCCCGTACAAACGATTTACCAGCCAACTGCAAATCCAGCCATGTTTTGAAATGGAAATCTGCCAACTCACCCGAATAGACAAACACGCTTCTCTTCTGGTCGAGTGCTTCTGCAACCAACTGTGACATGAAGGTTGACTTGCCCTCTCCCCTCTTTCCGGTCAGGATAACCAACTGCCCCATAGAGAATCCACGAATGCATCGGTCGAGATCATCAATGCCAGTCCGTATCTTGTCCAGCTTATTGATGTCCACATCCTTAACATCGGAAAGTTGCTTGACGTTGTTTATCTGCGGGATTTCCGCATTCTCAACGCACCGCCTGACAGCCTTTGGCCCATACCGAACCAAGATATCATTGGCATCTTTCTCGCCCAGATAGTCTTTCTGCCTGACGCACTTCACGATCACTTCTTTCGGAAGCCTCGCACTCAGCCCGTCCAGCAGTGTGACCGCACCATGCTCACAGTCCCCAAATACCACAATCTCTTTGAACTGGGTAATCCATGTATAGCAATAAGTAAACCAGGCGAATCCATTGGCTCCGGTCGGAACGCTGACAGCATTTTTCACACCAGCCTCCACACAGGACAGGGAATCTATCTGACCTTCTGTGATGACCAACTGATCAAAACCAACACAATGGTTCATCCCAAACAGAATCGGCATCGTGTCTTTCTCAAACCATTCCTTGTTCTTATCAATCCCCTTCCGAAACTTTGTGTTCCGATACTTCACGCAGACCAACTCATTGGTTTCATCATAGAAGGGAAAAACCAGAACATTCCTGTGCTTCTCCTGCACAGTGATGTTATACTGCTTGGTTACCGCCTCGGAGATTCCCCGACCTTCCAGATACTTGACCGCCTCGCTCTTGCTTTCTGGTTTCTTCTGGGGAAGCTGCCGAAATATCTTTGGCTGTTCAAACTCCAACCGATAGTCAAAGTCCCGGCACAGTTCCACAAAATGTCCCTGTTCCTCACAGGATGCCCTCAAACATTTGTAAACGCCTTTATCCAGATTGATCGAGAATGTCCACTCATCCCTGTTGGCCCCAGTACCGCCCCCGCAATAGGGGCAGTACCGAAACTCCAACTCATTGCCTTTCTCTCTGGTTTCATATCCACCAGCCCTCGCAAATTCAAAGATGTCTTCTTTTTTCAATTCGTAAGCCATCCAGACACCTCCTCAATATGCTCCTCTTTCCAGGCTTCCCACTCATCTTCACTCTCAAATCTCCCCCAGCCCTGTTTCGGAATATCCAACTCCCAGAACTTTGGTTGATAGTCCGGCGAAGATTCTTTCTTTTCTTTCTCTTCTTTCTTATTATTCTTAGATTGTTGTTGTTTGCCTGTGGTTCGCTTGTTTGTTGCTTGTTGCTTGCCTGTTGCTTTGCTTGTTGCACCGTCCTGGTACTTGTTGTAATTAACCACCGAAATTATTGAGTATCTTGAGGTTGAGCAGCTTGTTATTTCGCCTGTTTGTTTTAGATGACCGAGTGCTGTCCTGACCTCTTGCTGGGATAGACCCAGATCCTCCGCAATCCGGCTATAACTGGTGACAACCTGACCTCGCAGCACCCGTATCATCCCAAAATCACCGGGCTTTACATTTGCCTTCAACAGCAGATACAGAAATACTTGCAATGTGATGGACGATTTATACCATCGCCAGTCCAGAATGTTTCGGTCTATCTTTATCCATGATGTTGGTTCAGCCAGAGGAATCACCCTCTTCCATACTGAGCAGTATTTCCCTTGCCTCATAGTAGAGGATATCCCTGATCAGCTTCCCCGTTGTGCTGTCTCTACAGAACATCAACTGACAGTCATACCTGGACACCCATGATAAGATACTCGCTACAAGCGATTTAGAGCGCATTCTTGATCGGTATTTGCCAGCATAGACATTCTCCCAGTTCGCACCCTCAACGAGCAAATAGAGTCTATTACGGCTGTCTCTGGCCCTTTCAAACTCTCTGGTGAATCTTGCCCGTTCCTGGCAAAAACACATACAAAGCTCTCCTAAATCGAGTTTCCTTTCTATTTCTACGGGAAGCTGAAACCAGTCACCATTCGGCAGTTTTACTTTCGCACCATAGTCCCCAACATTGAGGGTTACCCGTTCATATGGTAGCCCTGTCTGTCGGAGCCTTTCACGGAGTTTGTTAGTCGGTCTTTCACGACTATCAAGCAGAAGCACCATAGACTCCAGACAAGCCTCTACTTCTGCCGGATGCATGATCAGAATGGAAGATCAGATTCGTCTTCCACAGTATCAGGAGCAGATGCCTCTGCCTGAGACTGCACCGGGCGATCCTTGAGCGGACGATCCTTGAGCAGCTTGAACTTGCCGTTACGGCAGTCATCCACGGAGATAGCACCACCAGCCTCGGTAGACCAACCAGTCTTGCCGTCCATCTCCCACTCAAAGTTCCGATAGATCAGGCCGATCTTCTTGCCCTTCAGCGTCTTCTCATCCCAGTTCCAGACATAACCGGGATTGCTTTCCTGCACGGACCAGATGAAGTTGCCGAACTTCCGCTTAGTCCAGGAGTCCTGTTCAGACCCGTCATCGGTCGGGCAGTTGATGCGGAAGATGCCACGCCACTTCTTGTCATCTCTGGTATTGTTGTCGAAGTCACGTTTCCAGAACCCGGCGTACTCGCCCTCAATGACCTCAATAGCCAGCACCAGCCGGGAACCCCAGCTATAGATTTCCTCTTTGGCACTCTTGATCTCACAGACATAGCCGCCGACAGGCAGCAGTTCCCTTCCGCTTGCGGTCTTCTCAGCTTTGAAGTCAGAATACTGTTTCATGGTTATAAATTCTCCTTTGTAAAAATAATTGTTATACTTGTTCATGGGTTCAGAGTTTCAATCTCACCCGTATCATCGTCAACACGGACGAGAGGACAGCCGCCCCCGACATACTTGTTGGGGTACTGGCATATCTCCCAGTTCAAACCGCACCGCTTTGCGCTCTCCCGAAAGAAATAGCACTGTGAACAGGAGATATCCGCATTCCCTTTGGCATCGACCGGAAAATACACATCCGCAACAGCCTGAGCATGAATGTAAGAAGATATGCCATCCTCGAATGACCTTGCCATAATCAATACTCCTTAAGAGCATTCAGAACAGACTGCATATCATTCGGAACAGTCTCAGTTTCAAATGCACCTAAAGGAACCTTTGCCGTAGAGTTTTTTGCTTTGGTTTCAAACACAAAGCCGTCATCGGTTGACTTGGAGTACAGAACCGTAGTGAAGTATTTCTCAAGACCGATCTTATTCAGTTTCTTTCCATTGGTCAGAATCCGAACGAATTTGTCCCCGGTTACATCATCCGTATCCGTTTGGGTATGGAAGAGAACAATGACATTGAGATCATCTCTGAGGCGGCTGGCAGTAGTAGCAATGTCATACACCGCCCAGGCCAAGTCAGCCCACTTGTCATAGGTTTTCTCTTTGCTCCGTCTACGCTCATCGGCAATCATAATGGAATTAGCCGTATCAATCACGATGTTCTTGATCTCAGGCCGCTTCTCATTGATGCCCTTCATGACAGTCAGAATCTTGTTCTGGTCATCAGACTGGAAGTAGTTTTTCTTTTCGGCATTGTACTGCTGCCGCCATCCCTTCCATGACAAGCCCTTTCCATCACAATCAATGTAATAGGTTTCATCTGGTAAAAGCGTTCTCATGGCAGTGGTCTTTCCACTTCCGCTTTCACCCATCACTGCAATTGCCCGTGAAATAAGTCACTCCTCCTTCATTCTTGTCGGAATATCCATCATCTCCGGCCTTTTTTCTTCTGTCCATGCAAGACCGCACAGATTCCATATAGCGGCGATCAGATGGTCTTCATCGTCCCAGCCGTCCATATACTTAACAATATGCCGTAACGCACTGTCGGCAAAGCTGTGAGCCGGAATACCCTTTTCCCAGTTCCTATCCGAGTATTTCAAAGCCCCAGCTTCATAGTGCCTCGCCAAGCGCATCAGCACACACATGGGGAGAAGATCAAACCTTCCTTTGCCGATATGCATATCTCGAACAGCACCGCTCGAAAACTCTGTCCTCTCCCCAGAATCCAAAATCTCTGACATTGTGTCACCTCATACAACCAGTTTGATATCATATTCTTCTGCGAGTACATCGGTCAGGTCTTTCAGTTTTACCCGACCTTCTTTGATTTCCTCAGACAGCTTGTCCCATTCGTTCCATGCCCGGACAATGTCATCGTTGTCGAAGCCAAACTTGTCTTTCATGACCGTCAGGAAGATTGCCATTGAAAGGTGACAGGCTTTCTCTTCTGCCTTTATCATGTCCGCTTGGCTGACGGGACGGTTTCTCGGATTAACCTTCTTACGCACTGGGATCCATCTCCGTCTTCACGAACTCGGCATCCCAGACACCGACCTTTGTGAGATTCTTCCGAGAGCAGAAGTAGGCCAGTGACATCTCATGCTCACAGTTCTCACAGACCACCCTCGGATTGTCATCTACAGGATGGTTGTACCGAAAAACCGTACCGGGGGTCAGTGTAACATCCTCGCCGCACCAGGGACACATGATGACATCCCTTTCCTCGAACCGATAATGATGGTCATTCCCGGCCCACTTAATGTGCAGATCGAGTGGCAGCCCAATCGGCAGTTTAGTGTAGTGGTTCCTGTTGTTGCTCTCGTTCATTGTTATTCTTGTCCTCCTTTAGTTCGACCGTAACATACTTGTTAACGGTCATTTTTATTTCTTCATGCGTTCTACCGCACCATTTGGCTACTTCTGTTGCAGTAAGATGATCAACGCCAAACCATTTCAGTTCGCTCAGTATCGAGTAGTACCGCCAGGATTCCAGCCGGATCGGGTTCTTCCCGTCCTTTCGGATGATGGCGATCAGTCGGTCAATCCGCTTTTTCGGCTTAATCTCTTTTCGTCTACTCATCGTCAATTTCCTTTGCGGTGATAGATACGATAGTGTCTCTGTTGAAATATTTGGTTCCACCATCAACAGGAAAACCGAGGAAACAACCGCTTTCCCATTTTTGGAACAACTCTCCTATGCTCGGAATAAGGCCTGCATGATCGGTATAATCGAATCTCCCACCATCTACCGTCTTAATGCTAATCTTCAGCATCTTCATCATCCTCATCAATCTCAGCATCCCTCAGACCGCATAAGTCACAGTCCCCGATACAAAACACGCCATCACAGAACTCCGGGGTGTAGGCGTACTTACTGGCAGACATCGTTCGCCTCCTGTTTTAGCCAGTCGAGCCACTTTTCGGGAGGCCACCCACCTCCACAAGTAAGTGCAAATGATTCAAGTCCGCTCATCTTCTCAGCCAGTTCCTCATCCGTCATAGACCGGATGCGGTCGGCGTTGGTATGCGGTTTTGGCTCATGAAATGTGCATCCTGTTGATCTGCGAATATCCACTCCGGTTTTTCCACACTTGTGCGTGGCATAAACGCATGACGGGCAAGTTGGTAAACTCATGTCTCGCCCTCCTCTGCCTCTCTGACCGCTCTGCCAACCGCGACATAGCATATTTGCATTATTTGATCGAACTCCATATCAGAGAGGAGATCATCTCTAACGCAAATATCTACCGCTTCAAGTAGTTTTCTTTTTTCAACAGTGGTCATCACTCGCCCTCCTCTCTGGTAGGGACATCTGTGTCCTTACCACTTGCCTGGATGACGGTTGGAGCTTTCTCGATTTTCTCAAGCAACATTTCCAACGCATTTTTGAACGGATTACCCTTTTGGCAAAGGATTATCTCAAAATTTGTAAGCCCGATTTTGTCCGCATCAATCAGCCTCCCATGCGGCGTGGGGACGGGGACGAGAGGACACCAGTCTGGGCGGTTTTGATTCACTTTACGAAGTGGGATATATCCTGTGGCCTGACATCCAAGACCTCCAAATGCGTCTGCCGTTTTGCACGGGCATTTCTCACAGCTTGTCGGCATCTCCATGCCACGGATCAAGATGCTCATACAAGACCCTCCTCTCTAAGCCAATCGGTCAATTCTTCGTACTCAGCGCAAGTCAACTTCATGGACGCTTCCAAAAGCATGGCTTCTATCTCATGCTTGTACTCTTCAAGGCTCATGCTCATTCCTCCTTCGGCGGTTCTGGGATCGGCTTGCAAAGCATTGCGCAGAACCGTATATCTCCATACCAACAAGGGCATTCAGATCGCTTGCTTAGTTCCTCGATGGCATCAGCGGCATCGTACATCAGTTTTGCATAGTCGCTGTCATACTCATCGACCTCGCGTAATGCCGCTACAAGTATTTCGTACATCGATCACACTTCCTTCCACCGACACCCATCACAGGCTCCCAGATGGCGTTGCTTGTAGTCCCCACAGCGGAGGCACAGTTCATCCCGGCACATATTCAACTCTGCTTTGGTATCTGCCAGGGCTTTCCTAAGATCAACTATTATCTGAATCAGGTTATCGTCTCCCGACTCTCTGGAAGGCTTCTTTTCTGTGTTCATTCCTTTCCTCCATATCAAATACATCTGCCTGTTTAAACCGACCACAGGCGGCTTTGTTTGGATAAATTCCGTAATTGAATGTACAGAACGGGAATCCAAATGAATCCCTCATATAGTATCGGCAGTCGGGGCAGTGCTTCCCTTCTCTCTCGGCAGCGGCCCGTTTTGCTCTTCTCTTTGCTCGGACAGTGGCTTCTGGTGATAGCCGTTTGGGGACGGCAGCCTTGTTCTTTTCCGCTTCTATGTATGACTTAGGATCAGCATCAAATTGCCTCATGCAACTCCAACCACAGAAGTACAACAGTTTTTCTGTGTTTCCGCTGTTCCATCGAATAGTCCGTTTATATCCCCAAATCTGCAACTCCAGGATGAACCATTCTTTTCCACAGACAGGGCAAGTCCTATACGCCCCGGTTGCCGAAAAGGATTCAGCCATGCCGCCACCGCCTCGCATA